ATGGACGAAGCTGTTAAGGCAATTAGCAAGTTTGATATTAAAGCTTTTGAAAAGACTGCTGCCAAAATGGTTAAAGAAAAAGATTTCAGTCAATATGCTAATGATCGTTTAAGAATATACAATGCAACAATGCGAATAAATCGCTTGGAGTATTTAAAATCTCAAATTGGATTAGCAATGATTGAAGTTACTAATCAAGAAGAACAACGCTTAAATCAGAATTTAAATCAAAGCTATATTGATGAGGTTAAACGTCAAGCTGGTATCTTAAATAAACACAAGATTGATGATGTCTTAGCTAAAGTTTCTTCGGTGGCCAATGCTAGTTTCCATGGGGCTACCTGGTCACAAAGAATATGGGTCAATCAAGATACTCTGAAAGCTGAATTAGATAAGCTTTTAACTCAATCAATGGTTCAAGGCGTTAACCCTAAAGTGTTGGCTAGTCGATTACGAAAGCAAGTATCAGGCAAAGTTAAAAACTCAACTTACATGACTGAACGACTAATGCGGACAGAAACAGCTAGGGTTCAAGATGAAGCTCAAAATGCTAGTTTTAAAAAGTTTGGAATTGAGTATGTAAAATGGGTGGCTGAACCAACAGCTTGCGAGCAGTGTCAGGACATTGCTAATACAAATGATGGCTTTTATCCATTAACTAAGGCACCAGGTATTCCTGTTCATGCAGATTGTCGATGCAGTAAAGCAGCTGCAGATAAACCAAAAGTGGGGTGATAACATGAGTGCAAATGTTCAAATTAAACACAAGAAGCTTTTAGCTGTTGTGTATTTTTTACGTAAATTCAAACTTCCAGAGAAATGGTTTGTTTCTATGTGTATAAAGGTAAAAATTATATGAAACCTTATTTATTACAATACTGGGCTTATAACGAAAATGACGAAACAACAACCGTTCTTAGGTCTAAAGAAGTTCTAGCGAGTGATGAAACTATCGCAGCTATGACTGGGGTTAAGAAACATCAATATTTAAAATTTTTAATTAACGATGGACAAGACTTTATTATTTCAGCAGATTGTGTTCACAGTTTGACAAGTGAAATATCAGATTAAGAAAGTGAGGATAAGTTATGAAATATCAAAAGAAACATACGAAAAAATTTAGTTTTTTTAAGTTTATGTTGTATAATCATGACAGAAATATTGTAAAGGAATGATTACGCAATGAGCGATAAAACAGCGAAACAAGAAAACGAAACCAATCATAAGGAAAGAAAATGTTTTGTAATAATGCCCATAGGCGAAGAGGGTTCTTTAATTCAAGAAAAGTCTTTTGGGCTATTAGATAGTGTTATTAAACCGGTACTTGAAATGGAAAAAGTTGAGTGTGTTGCCCCACATGAAATTAATAAAACTGGTGCAATAACTAGTCAAGCAATAAAAGGAATTATAGATTCTGATATCGTTATAGCAAACTTAACGGGATTGAATCCAAATGTTATGTATGAATTAGGTATAAGGCATTCTGCAGCAAAAGCTGTTATTACGTTAGCAGAAAAAGGAACAAGGTTACCATTTGATATAGCTGGGCAAAGAAATATTTTTTATAAAGATTCTTTATTTGGTTTAAAAGATGCAAAAAAGCTTTTAAGAAAATTTTTGGAAGAAATAGATAGCGAAGTGGAAGATAAAGATAACCCAGTTTATACAGCTACTCAAGAAATTGTATATGATAAACAAACCAACAAGGTAGATATTATTGAGGCTCTTAAAAAAATATCCTCTAAAGTTGATAATTTGACAGCTGAAAAGAGTAGTTTTGTTGTTCACCCAAAAATACCAAGTGTAACTGGTTTAGGTGGAAATTACAGTATAACTGGTTCGGATGAAGTTCTTATGATTGGTAAAGATGGAAAGACTATTTTAAAGGATGCTTCGAATGAAGATGCCCATTAATTTTTCGACCCGAGCAAGTTTCTAAACTGCTTAAATTAAATAGTATGCGTGGGTCTGTTGAAGATACCTCGATTAAATTAGCACGATGTGTAGAGCGTAAGCAATGCATATAGTGCTTTTTATTTTGTCCTTTTCCTTAATTGTGGACGTTAAAGAACAATTATGAGTAGATAGACCACCGAGTCTTAAAATCGAGGAGGAAACGAAATGAATGACAAAATGAAGATGAATCTACAGTATTTCGCAGAACCTGAACCAGTTGATCCAGAGCCGGCTCCTGATGATGGTAAACAAAGTCCTGAAGATTCAAAGAAACAGCCTGAACCTGAAAAAAAAGAGACAAAAACGTTCACGCAAGACGAAGTCAACAAAATGGTTAACGAGCGGTTAGAACGTGAACGCAAAGCCCAGGAAGTTAAGATTAAAGCCGCTAAAGATGAAGCTGCAAAGTTGGCCAAGATGAACGCTGACCAGAAAAAAGAGTATCAGTTGCAAAAACAGACTGAACGTGCTGAAGCGGCAGAAGCTAAACTTGCTAAGTTTGAAATGACGAAGCAAGCTCGTTCAATGATGAGTGAAGCAGGATTAAACGTGACTGATGATGAACTTGATTTGGTGGTTACTAGCGATGCTGAATCAACTCAGGCTAATGTCAATCAGTTAATTAGTTTTGCTGACCGAGTACGTGAATCAGTTAAAACTGAATTGCTGAAAGGTGATACTCCAACCGAATCTGGTAAACCTGTCAAAACAATGACTAAAGCTGAAATCTTAGCGACTAAGGATTCGTTTAAGCGTAAGAAAGCTATTGCTGATAATATTCAGCTTTTTAAATAAGAAAGGAAGTTTTATAAATGGCAGATGCAAATTTAATTGATAAAAATAGTTTAGGTACAGTCAATGCGATTGATTTCGTCAATCAGTTTGGCTATTCCGTTAAAAAGTTACAAGAAGCGTTAGGTGTTACTCGCTTGCAGCCTATGAAGCAAGGTAATCAAATTCAAACTTACAAGTTTGGCATTACTAAGCCGAAAGATGCACAAGACAAAGATGTTGACCCAGCATCAATTGGTGAGGGCGAAACTATTCCACTGACTAAAATCACACGTGAAGTAGCTAACACTTACACCGTTGGATTCAGTAAGTACCGTATGGGAACAACTATTGAAGCTGTTCAAAAATACGGCTATGACTTGGCTGTTGAAAAGACTCAGCAACAGATGCTTCAGGATATCCAAAAAGATATTCGTACTAAGTTCTTTAGTTATTTGGGTACTGCTCCCACCGATTTGGGTACTGTCGGAGATTTACAAGACGCTTATGGCAAAGTCTATGGCAAGTTGTTAAGTGAGTTTGATACTGATACACCACAGATTATTATGTTCATTAACCCTGTCGATGCCGGTAACTACTTAGGAACAGCAGCTATCCAGAATGGCCAGGGTGTAGCATTTGGACTTACCTTATTGAAAGGCTTCTTGGGTGGTAATTTTGATGTTATTTTAAATGCTAGTGTTCCAGCTGGAACTTTCTATGCAACTGTTAAAGATAACATCAATCTCCAGTACATTGATGTTAATGGTGAATCAAGCAAACTGTTCCAGAACAAAACGGTAACTACTGACGAGACTGGTTTAATCGCGTTAGTCCAAGATGATACGATTGAAAACTTGAGTAACGAATCAGTTATCTACCAGGGCATCAATCTGTTTGCTGAAGTTGAAAATGGTGTCCTTAAAGGAACATTGGGGTCAAAATAGTAACGCCTGACGGTATCACACTGTCGCAAAAGACAATGAGCGGTACCGCTGGCGCTAGTAAGTCAGTGACCGCTACGTTGACACCAGAGGGCGCTTCGGGAGATATAACAGCAACATCTAGTGATACATCAATTGCTACTGTTGCTAAAAATAGTGATGGCAGTTTCACAGTAAACTTGGTTAAAGCTGGTTCAGCAACGATTGCATTTGCTACTGGAGATGTAACTAATAGTTTAGCCGTTACCGTTAGTGCTGCTAGTTAGGAGTGATTTGAATGGCTGATTCGGGTCAAGTATTAACTAGCATTAAGTCACTTTTGAGTTTGAAAGATAATTCGCAAGATGATGTTTTAAACACAATTATTGATTTGATTTCAGCTAGATTGAAGTCGAAAATTGGTAAAGGTGTTTCAGATGATGTACCGAGTGAATTGGGATATATCGTTGTTGAAGCAAGTATATCAAGATTTAATCGTATTAATGACGAGGGCAAGAAGTCAGCAAGCGAATCAGAAGTTAGTGCTACGTATGAAACTGATGATTTAGCTCCATTTGCAGATGATATTGCTGATTGGATTGCTAATAAAAACGATGGTAATGCCACTGGAAAGTTCGTGATGTACTGATGAGATATACAGATACTATTACGTTTGTTAAAAAAATGGCTAGTCATTATGATCCAGACACAGGTCAAGATGTAGATGGTGGAACTCAAAAGACTACAATGTTTTGTCATGTGGTTCAACCTTCAATGGCTAAATCAGCTTTGGTTATTGGTGACTTAAAAACAACAGACCTTGTTATTCACCTCAAACAGCCTGTTACAGCGACTTTTGATTATTGCTTAGTAAATAATAGCAAGTATACTTTTGAACTGTCTAAAACGGTAGGAAGACGTCAGATTTTAACGTTAAGGGGTGATTCAAATGGGAGTAATACTTAGTGGCGGCGAGGGGTTAATGAGTTTCTTTAATGCTAAAACCAAAGTTGCTACGGAAGCAATTGCTGTTACTAAAAGAAACGGCATGCAAATGCAGCAAAAAGCTCAGCAATTAGCACCAGTTGATACTGGCTTTTTAAAGCGTCAAATTCATTTGAATTTCGTTATTGATGGACTTAATTTTCTTGCTGAGATTAGTGGTGATGCTGAGTATGATCCATACCAGGAATATGGAACTCGTTTTCAACCTGGTAAACCACATATTCGACCGGCTTATTATGATCAAAGAGCTATTTTTGAAAATGAAATGGGAAAGTTGGCGAATAGAAAATGAGTAAAGAACCTAATCAAGCTATTTATGACGAGATGTTTAAGCAAAGTCTAGCCTTAGGTTATTCAACTTATAACTATTTACCGGACGATGCGAGTTATCCGTTCGTTTATTTCGGCGAGCAGTTTGGAGAACCAATTGAAGTTAAATCTTTAGTTCATCAAATTGGAACATCTATTTTGACGATTCACTTGTATGGTGCAAAAAACAACCGTAAGCAAATAACCGACATGATGGCTGCTTTAGCTGATAAGGCTAAAAGACTTGATACTGCTGATGCTTACCGTGTTGGGTTTGCTAGTTCAAAACCGCAAGTTATACTTGATAATTCTTCAGCAGATGTACTTTGGCATGGAATTTTAGAACTTGAATTGCAATATGCAAATTAATAAAGGAGAGATGTTTTATGGGAGCAACACCTATTTATGGTAAAGATAAAATTTTAATGTTTCGTTTATATGAACAACGAGCAACAGCTGGGGCTACTAAGTTAGCTTTGCAAACACAACATAGTTGGAAATATGATTCTAAGTCTGACTCAACAGAAACCAAGGACGGAACTATTAATTCGCCAGCAACAACATCAGTAACATTGGATATTGAAGCTGTAGCTAGTTTGGATGATGTTAACAAATTTTTAGAAGATGCTGCTAAGAATTCTAAACTATTAGAAGTTTGGGATATTAATTTAGCTGATAAACAAGCCGATGGGAAATATGGCGCTAAGTATGGCCAAGGTTACTTGCAGTCTTGGGAAGTCCCTGCTGAAGTTGGCAAATTAACAACAATTAAAACAACCATGAATATTGATCAATTACCAGTTGATGGAACAGCAACAGTGACAGCGGATCAACAAAACGAAATCCAATATGCTTTCGCTGATACTACTAAGGTTACTGCTGATCAAAGCAATGGCTAATCTGGGGAAGTGCGGTTCGATTCCGCACTTTTTCTTTTATAAAAAATTAAAAAGGTGGTCTAAATTATGGATATTAACTTAAATGGTCAACGTTATAAGTTACATTTTGGAATCGGATTTATCAAAGAATTAGATGAGATTTTTAAAAGTGAAGTCATGGATATTGAATTTGGTACGGGGGTAAATACTATTTATGTTAAATTACAAACCCCAAATCCTTATCCACTTTATCAAGCACTTCATGCGGCATTAAATACTCAAATTGATTTGACTGAAGAAGACTTTGATGAATGGGTTGATAGTTTACCTACCGTGAAGGCATTTACTGATTTTTTCGACAAATTTGTCAAAGAATTAGAAACTCAACGACAGACGAAACCTTTAATTTCGAACTACAAAAAGACATTGGCAGAAATGGCGAAGAAAGTCCAGGAAGAAGCAAAAGGACATCTATCGAAACCTACAGAGAAATAGTTCTAAATTGCTTTAGATATTTAAAAATAGGGTCGTTAAAAGAAATCAATGAAATGACAATTGGCGAGTATTCAACTAGAATGCTTGCTTTTAATTTGTCTCAAATTGATGAAGTAGCTGCTAGACGTGATTTAGCGTGGTCAATCATGATTGCCCAAAGCGTTGATAAAGATGGGAAATCACCCTTCAAGAACTTCAAAGACTTTTTTGACTATCAAAAAACACTCGATGATGTTTATAATCCAACTCAGCGAGAAGAAAATATGAATCCGACTTTAGTTCGTATTGCTAAACGAGTTCAGGAATATCACAAATTGAAAGGAGGATAAAAATGGACGAATATACAACTAAGGCGGTCCTAACGGCTAGCGTTGGCCAATTTGTTGCGGCATTTAAAGAAGCTGAAGCACAATATAAGCAATTTAATAATTCGATGAAAAATAGTTCAATGAGTTCAACTGATGCAGTTAATAAATCCTCTAAACTGGTATCGACTGGACTTAAAGTTGGTACGGTTGCTTTAGCGGCAATGACTGCAGCTAGTTTAAAAACGGGTGCTACTTTTGAACATCAAATGAGCCGAGTGGGTGCTATTTCTGGAGCATCTAAAACACAATTGAAAGGCTTAAATGATGAAGCAATTACTTTAGGTGCCAAGACTGCTTTTAGTGCTAAACAAGCTGCTGAAGGTATGGAAAGCTTAGCATCAGCTGGGTTTGATAGCAAGCAAATCATGTCAGCTATTCCAGGTGTTATGAACTTAGCCGCTGTTTCTGGTGGGAATGTTGGAGAAGCTGCTGAAGATGCAGCTACTGCTTTACGTGGATTTGGTCTATCAGCAAGTGATTCGGGTCATGTGGCTGATGTTTTTGCTGAAGCAGCGGCTAAAACCAATGCTGAAGCTTCAGACATGGGTGAAGCTTTGAAAATGGTAGCTCCACAAGCCCATAGCGCCGGTTTGAGTTTAGAAGAAACATCAGCTGCTATTGGTATTTTAAGTAATGCGGGCATTAAGGGAACACAAGCCGGTTCAAACTTAGGCATGGCTTTAACTAAGTTACAAAATCCAAGTGGTGAAGCTAAAGATGCAATGGCTAAAATCGGGTTCAGTGCTTATGATTCAGCTGGTAAGATGAAGCCTTTAGCTACCCAAGTAGATGAACTTAAATCTAAACTATCTGGTATGACTGATAAGCAAAAACAATATTACTTATCTGAAATTTACGGTGTTCAAGGTGGACGTGCAATGAACGTTCTATTGAATGCCCAAAGTGGTGAATTACAAAAGCTTACCGGTCAGCTAAAAAATTCAGATGGTGCTGCTGCTAAAATGGCTAAAACCATGCAAAATGACTTAGCTAGTTCAGTAGAACAGTTCTTTGGTGCTTTAGAATCTTTATCAATTGTTATCGAAGAAACATTTAGTGGAACGCTAAAGTCTGGTGTTGATGCTGCTTCAAAGAAAGTGGCTGAATTTACTGATTATCTGAAAAAGAACAGAACTGAAATTCAACAAAATACTCAAAAAGCAATTGAATTAGCAAGCAGTTTCCTAAAACTAGCGCCATCACTAACAACGGTTGGTAGTGCGTTAAAAGTTGTTTTACCAAGTCTAGTAGCTTTAGAAGCTTTTAAAGGGATTGGAGCAGGTGGAGCAAGTACAGTTAAAATGCTTGAAACCATGCAAGCTGATTTAAGTTTAGTTCAACGTGGATTAATCATGACTGGTTCGGCTGGTAAAACGGCTTTTAGTTTTACTAGTGGAACATTCAAAACATTTGGGTCCGCGCTTAAATCTGGAGTTGTTAATTTAAACTCTTTCAACAATGCCTTAATGAGTGAACAAGGTGGGGCTATTTTTGCAAATAAGTTAAAAGGAATTGGAACAGCTTTAACTGGATTACCAGGAAAAGCTAAATCAACTGGTTCTGCTTTAGCTTCAGCATTCACTAATCCACAAGTAGCAATCAATGGATTTAAAAATGGTGCTGCATCAGTAAATCAAGTATTTTACAAACTATTAAGTACAGCAGGTGCTAGTGATCAAACTATTGCAGCTTTGACTAATACAGTTATGAAAGATGGAACCGCACTAGGTACAGTTGGGCGAGGTGCTGAAGGATTAAGTTCGGGTATGATGTCGGGAGCTACTGCTGCAGCGGGTTTAGGTGCTTCATTGGGTGCTTTAGTGATAGTTGCGGCTGCTGTTGCGGTTGTTGCCACTGCAATATATGCCGCTTGGTCGACTAACTTCTTAAACATTCGAGGTGTAGTGACGACCGCGATTAGCGGTATTAAGTCAATGTTTAGTTCAATGAGTCCGTCAATTAGTGCTGTTGGGAACGCATTAAAACCTATTGGTAAATTACTAGAAGGCATTTTAGTAATAGTTGGTGCATCAGCTATCAGTGCGATTGTAATTGCAACCATTGCTTTAGCAACAGCTTTAAGGTTAGTTGTTGATGCATTGGGTGCTATCGCCAACACAGCAATGGCTGCAGGATATGCGATGGAAGGTTTCATTGAAAAAATGATACCTGGCGGGAAAGATGGTAGTGCGGCTTTTGACAAAGCTAAAAAATCAATTGATGGTGCTAAAGATTCAGTTGTCGATATGGGAGATGCTTTTGTTGATGCCGGTAAAACTGGTTATGATGCGTTTAGTCAACTCGGAAAATCATCAGAGACATCTAGCAAGCAAGTTAAAGTAGCTGCTACTTCAGTTAAAGAAGTTGGTAATGCTGCTAAACAGATGAAATCAGATTTTGATAGTTCTAAAACTAAGTTATCTGATTTAATCAATACTGATGGTGTTTCCGCTAAAACTAAGACGTTTTTAACTGATGTTAATAAAACGTTAGATGATTATCAAAAGAATGCTCAAACAGCTTCTAACAATTATAAAACAGCGATGGTTAATGCTGAAAAAGAAACTGGTTCAGCACGTGTGCAAGCCGTTAACGAAGCTAATCAAAAATTGGCTAATGCAACAAGTAAAAATAGTCAAAATCTAGTTAATATTACACAAGATTTAGATCGGCAATTAAAAGCGAAACGTTTTAGTGATGGGACTGCAATGACTCAAGACCAAGTTAATATTTTGACTCAACAAAATAACTTGATCAAACAAAAATTGATTGAACAAAATCAGATTTTCACTCAAGCCGAATTATCACGAATTCAAAACGGTCAGAAACTTAGTCAAACTGAACAGCAAGCGACGATTACCACTTTACAATCTAATTATCAGTTAAGAGCACAACAAGTTCAAACTGGCGAAGATAAAATTAAACAGCTTAAAACACAGATTGCTCAAACTCAAGACCAAACTGTTAAAGCTCAATTACAGCAAGAGTTAGTTCAACAGCAAACTCAAAATCAACAATTGCTAGCTCAACAGCAACAATTCGGAACACAAATGAATTTAGCAATTGCTAATGGGTCTAAGTTAACTTTCACTACTTGGTCCAATGGCTTAAAGAGTATGGGGAATGTAACAACACAGCAATTACAAGCTATGTTCTTATCATTCATGCAAATGAACAATAACACTGGTCAGCAGATGCAAGCCTTTGCGTTAATGCTTCAACAATCAGGAACTAAAGGTGTTACTAATTTAGTTCAAGCTTTATCAACTGGTAAAGCAACAACTGCACAAATAGCAGCAGCTATTGCAAAAGATGGAACGGATGGATTAAATACTTTGCCACCTGGGATGTTTAAACAAGGTGATAAAGGAAAAACAAGTTTCATCAATGCTTTAAAATCAGGAAACTTTAAAGGTGCTGGTAAATATTTAGCTGATCAATCATCATCAGGAGCCAAAGACACTTCGAAACACAAAGAAGCTGGTAAATCTAATGGGGATGCTTATGCGAGTGGAACTAAAAGCTCAAAAGGAAAAGCTAAGACAGCTGGTAAAGCAGTGGCTAAAGCTGGAGCAGATGGTGCTAAGAGTTCAAAAAGTTCATATTCAAGTGCTGGTAAATCCAACAGTAGCTCATATTCAAGTGGCGTTAAATCTAATTCCGGTAAAGCTAAATCGGCTGGTAAATCGTTAGCTAGCGCCGGTAAGTCAGGAGCTAGCTCAAAAAAAAGTTCGTATCATTCAGCTGGTAGTTCAGCTGGAAGCTCGTATACTTCGGGTGTTAGGTCTAAAACTGGTTCAGCTAGGTCTGCTGGAAAAGCTTTAGCTAGTGCTGCTAAAAGTGGTGCTAGTGGTATTTCATTTCATTCGGTCGGCGCTCAAATGGCAGCGGGGGTTGCATCTGGAATTAGGTCAAACACTGGTTCGGCAGTAGCAGCTATGGCCAGTTTAGTAGCTCAAGTTAATGCTGAAGCTAAAAAGAAAGCTAAGATTCATTCACCATCAAGACTTTTACGTGATGAAGTTGGTAAATATTTAAGTTTAGGTGTTGCAACCGGTATTACTGATTACCAAGGCACTGCGGTAAATGCCATGGGGTCAATGATTCAAAATATTAGAGATTCTGTCAATGGAAATCCACTTAACTTTAAATTCAATGGAAGTTCAGTTTTAAGTCAAAGTGTTGTTGGTCAACAAGCTGAGAATAAGTTGGCACTAGAAAATACTAATCAATTATTAAAAGCATTAGTTAATAAGAGTCAATTCATTGTTCTTGATGATGGAACACTAGTTGGGAAAATAGCTGGAAAGATTGATGATGCTTTAGGTCAAAATGTTCAAAATACTGCGAGGTGGAGTTAATGGGCCAATATAGTTTTTCGGATACTTTAGCTAATTCAAAAAATAATCAATCTGAACCGATAGAACGAATTGTTTTTGGTTCATTTGATTCTGCTGAAAAAGGATGGTGGCTAGTGGATAGAGGTGCACCGACACCGAGTGAAAAAGAAGTAACAGAAACTATTCCGTATAGTCAAGGCATTTTAGACTTTTCAACACTTGGAATTGATAGATTTTTTGATAATCGTGATATTACTTATCAATTTAAAAATATTGGGAATAGGTATGATGACCGTAAAGTTATTGAAAATGAAATTAAGCGAATGCTAATGCCGCTTGGGACACAAGCTTTATTCGATAGCCATGAACCAGGGCTTCATTGGGTAGGCAAATGTAAATCAATAACAGTTACGGATGATGCAAATTATCAGACTTTAGTTGCTAATGTTGTTTTTAATTGCTATCCATTTGCTATTGGAAATAACGCTGAGGGCTCGGACATCTGGGATGATGTATTTTTCCCCAATTGGGTGTTTCAAGATACTAGTTTTAAGGTCAATGGTACTCAAAACACTAATATGATTAACATTGGAAGTCATACAGCAGAAGTCAAGATAGTGGTAACAGGAACAGTAACTGTTGCGGGTTCATTTGGTTCGATGACATTAACGGCCGGAACTTACACTGATACCCAATTAACACTTGCCATTGGTGAAAACAAGTTAACTCTATCTGGATCTGGAACAATTAATTTTGAATTTTACAAAGAGGTGATGATTTGATGTATCGAATCGTTGCATTTGATAACCCTACTGACAATGTTGGTAAGGTTATTTTTGATTTAAGCATGAATAAACTATTGTCCGCTGGAAAGCTGACTCTGGTTGAATCTGGAATTGATAATGCTGAATTAACAGTGAATATCAAAAACTCGTTGTTCGGTAAAGTTGAGCCGTTTCAGACGCACATTAATATTTTACAAGACAACAAGTTGATTTTTCGAGGTCGAGCGTTAAAACCAACGCGAGCAATGACAAGTGGCGGTCTTTTTCAACAGACGTTTACTTTTGAGTCGATTTTAAGCTACTTGCTCGATTCAGTTCAGCGATTTAAGGAAGTTCACAACACTACACCGGCGCAGTTTTTCAGCGATTTAATTGATGTCCATAATTCGCAAGTTCCGGCTTACAAGCAATTTAAAGTCGGAAAAGTTGATGTTACTAATTCGACAGATAATGTATATCGCTATGTCGAATACGAAAATACTTACGACACAATCAAAGATAAACTGATTGACCGTTTGGGCGGATACTTGGGGTTAAGAATTGAATCAGATGGGAATTATCTGGACTATTTGCAAAACCCAGGGGCTGATCATACCGATACACCAATCCAGATTGGCAAAAATCTTAAGTCATCAAGTGTCGAGATAGACCCAACCTCAATTATTACTAGACTAGTACCGTTGGGAGCGACAATTGAATCAACAGATGAGAATAACACTTCGGCAGCATATCCAAGGGTAACTATTTCAAGCGTTAATGGCGGTAAAGATTACATTGATATTCCTGATTTACAAACTGAGTTTGGCATAATTAACGGAACTCAAACTTGGGAAGATGTTAATGATGCAAACATTCTTTTAACTAAGGCAAAAGCTTGGATAGCTAATCAAAAGGCTGCAACAGAAAGCTGGAATGTTGAAGCTGTTGAACTGTTAGATAGCAGGTTTGAAAGCTTTAAGGTTTCCGATAGATATCGTTTTGTTAATGACCTAGTAGCTGAACAGCAATATCTAAGAGTGATTCAAAAAGATATTGACTTCGCCAAGCCACAAAGTTCGTCACTAACAATTGGCGAAACGTCAGTCAGGTTAACTGATTATCAACTTGAAAATCAAAAAGCTGCTAAAGAAGTTAATCAGTTAAACAGTAAGCTGAATGCTCAGCAAAATAAGATTGTAACTTTGAGCGACACGATTAAAAAAGCACAAGAAACAATTGATAAACAGCAGACGGCTATCAAAACGCTGTCTGATGACAATACTAAAATTTCAGAAACCTTAGACGAGCTGTCTAAGAAAGTTGATTCAAATACGGCTCCTGGCGTGGCTACTGAAGCTGTTAATGGCGATTGGACTCCGGTTATCAAATACGCTGCTTATTTGATGGAAGTTACTCTAACCGATAGCTCACTGGCTACGATTAAAGCTCGGATACAACAGGAATCAGGCGGTAGCGAAACAATTGTTAATACAACGGATTCAAATGCGCAAGCTGGTCATCCAAGTATTGGATTGTTGCAGTATATTCAGTCAACATTCGATGCTTGGTGTTTAGAGGGATATACAACGATAACCAAAGGATTCCATCAGTTATTAGCATTGTTTAATGATTCAAATTGGCTAGCTGATATTTCAGTATCAGGTGGCTGGGGACCAACAGGAACTAAGAGGTTTACTAAATTGCCGGTAGCGGCTTAGAAAGGAAGATTTAATTTTGGCAACAGATTACAGAGATCCAACAGATTTAAGCTCAAACGATAAAACGAGTGTTAACAGTTTGGTCAACGCTATTAGGACAAAAATGTATGGCAAAGATGTACGCGATGCAATTGCTAGCTGCCTTGAACTAGTATCTTCAAAATCATCCACATTTTCTTCTACACCAAAAGCGGGTGTAGCAACAGTAGACGATCTACCTAGTAATGGAGATACTGGAGTATACGTTGTCAAGTCAACTGGACATTACTACATCTATAACGATGATGCCAAAGCGTGGGACGATTGTGGCTCTTATCAAGCAGCCTTAGAAGCTCTTGACGATATTTCTGATCATAGCTCTCTTGACAACTTATTAATTCCCGGGATTAATGCAGTTTCAGGCACTGAAATCAGTATGATATACAAGGGGACAGGGATTACCAATGAAGATTCGATTAATAATAACGTTTCTGGAGCAAAAAGCTACACTGTTGCTAACCGGACTATTTTAGGCCATAAAGTAAAGATATCAGCCACATACACAATTGATACTGATATGCCAGATAATGCATTAATTGGAATGCAATTCAATGGATATCCGACTTTTGATTTTGGTTATGCTCAATTGAGTGGGAGAAAAGCTGGTACCTATACAATTACTCAGACAGTCACATTGCCTGAAGATACTAACAAAGACGAAATTATCTATTTTAGATCTGTTTCAAGTTATTATAGCGGCTATATAAAAGTTTCTAATTTTTCTGTCTGTGGAAATTTTGAAAGCAGCAGTTCAACGCCGTTGGTGAGCTTAACAACTTCTAACGCATTAGTAGCAGCTTTTTACGCCTTAACACACTTGGATTCAATTACTTCCCATAGCAATCTTGACACTCTAGCACTTCCTGGATTAAATGGACTAGTTGGGACTGATACAGTTGCTCAACTTAAGGCTGACGGTTCGCTAGATAAATCATCAAATACAATCTATGAGCTTAAAAACCATACTCTTTTAGGTAAACAGGCAAAGATATCAGCCACATACACAATTGACACTGATATGCCAAGTGGAAGCTCAATCGGATTACGGCTAAAAGGGCTATCTAATCCGGCAACGTATTTGGAACTTTCTGGGAAAACAGCAGGAACCTATACATTATCTGACACGGTTTTATTGCCAGACATAGATCAAGATGAAGACGTCGATGCTTACTTGGAAATGTTTTCAAGCTCTTATGTTGGAAATATTGAGGTTTCGAATGTTACTATCTGTGGATTGTTTATCACTGACACAAATAGCAATTTGAGCGAGTTGAGTCTATCTGATGCGTTAAAAGCAGCTTTTAACGTTTTTCTCCACGCAGACAGTCTAATAGATCACGGATCTCTTGACGACCTGCTAATTCCTGGGATCAATGCAGTTGATGATAAAACAGTTTCGTATGATTTTACTGGGAAACCTTCAGAAGATGCTGGCACATCTAATTACTATGAAATCATCAACAGAAGCGTGCTGGGGAAAAAGGCCCATGTGTTTGCAACTTTCAAAATCGATTCAACACTGCCTGCAGGATCGATAATTGCTTTAACTTTTGGCAGCTACCCTGACTGGTCAAGCCTGATTGAGCTTCAAGATTTGTCAGGCGGAATTGTCCCTGGAACTTATACAATTGACAACTATGTGACACTGCCTGAAGACACAGATCTAACTAAAATGCCTAATATTCGGGTATATGCCTCAAATTATGCTGGAAATCTAATAGTTTCTGATTTTAAAGTCTATGGTGATTTTGATGAATCAAGTAACTTGCCTCTTAGCCAGATGAGTTTCACACAAGCTTTAAAAGAAGCTTTTTGTTCTACGACTAAATTGGATAACATTTTAGACAAGGGTTCTTTAAATAGCTTAGGAATTCAAGGGATTAACCTTTTAGAGGGGACACATAAGGACTGGCATACATGGTTTGGGCAAGATTGGGGCTTAGAAGACGGTATAACTGTTTCGAACTTAAAGCCACATACTAATTACGTGTTTGTGGCAGATCTTAAGTCTGATTCAGACGACCCTTTGTGGCACAGCGAAGTTAAGGGAAAATTTGCTGACAACACTACGCGTTCTCTTGGGACTTCCAATGCGCTTTCGGCAAAAGAAGGCACAACTGTATATACTAATTTTAACTCAGGAGATGCTACAAGCTTCACTCTATATCCACATGTAAGCAGTGTGGCTTTAACAACCGCGGTTTCATGTTACTATCGGCATGAAAGGCTGATTGAGGGGACACAGGTTAAAGAGTGGACGCCAGCTATTTCAGAAATGCCGGTCTCTGATGCACTTGTGGCAATTTTTAGATCGCTTCAAAGCAAAGACTATGATTTTGAAAACTACAATCTAGGACTGCCTACTATTAACGTTTCAGACCCATATCAGGCACTGCTGGCTTCCGATACTAAAAGCACACTGCCGTTTGAGTTGCTGGATAGGAAGCGGCATCTGAGGGGATATGTAAACCTCGAATGGCAAGGCGACTCAACAAAAAATCTCATTAAGAAAAGTTTTAAATTTAAAACCTATCAAGATGTAGCTAAAAATGAAAAGCTTAATTGGAAGCCTACACCGCTTTTTTATCAAAGCAATTCTTTTAATCTGAAAGCCTATTTTACAGATATGTACGGATTTAGAGATTCAGTTTGTGCTGAAATATATTCAAGGATAATTGCTAACAATCCAACAGCGCCAGTTAGCTTATTGCAAGCAAATCATTATGGTACAATTCAAAGTTGGCCATGCCTGCTGTATTTTGGCGGTATTTTTTATGGCCTTATGCAAATGAATACTAAGTCTTCGTCAAATTTGTGGAACATTGATGATAGTGACCCTAATCAGATAGCTCTCGAATCGAATGGCGATTCAAATAAAACAGGGGCACTTTGGAATACAGCTACCCCAACAGTTGACGATGGTTCCGGGGACTTTTCTTTGCAGAGCAATAATAGCACTAACGCTCAAACCGCTTTGCAAGCTTTAGCAAGTTGGATAGTCAACGCAACTGACGATGAATTTAAAGCAAATATTGATAGCCACATCGACTTAAATTCAATCCTCGATTTCGTTATTTTCAATTGGATTGTTAATAATGTAGACTGCTGGGCTGCTAAAAACGTTGAGTACATTACTTATGATGCGAAGCGCTGGTTTATGATGGCGTATGACTTTGATGCAACTTTGGGAAACAGCTGGGTCGTCGGCCAGACTGTCGATGATGATGAAGATTATTTCTTCAACAATTCAACCTCAAATAATTTATTGAAAAAAATAAAAAATCTGCTCCCCAATAAGCTTTTGGCAAGATTTAACGAGCTTGATGATGCCGGTGCTTTAAATATAGTTGATATGCAAAAGATTATAGATAATAAGCCGTTGGAAATAGGACAGGACAGTTATGATTTAGATCAGGCCAGATGGGGAGGCGATCCAAATTATACAATTTCAACAGATATTACAATTGATCATATAAAATATATGATTGCATATCGGAAGAGATTATTTAAGTCTAAAGCAGAAGCTTTAGTGAGTGCTATCTAATGAAATTTTTTACCGGAATTAAAAATGCATTGTTGATGTGCTTACCGTTTTGGTTAGCGCTATTTTTATTGTCAAAATTAGTATAAGTAGGTGATTAAATGTGCATGGAATTTTAGGGCTTGGTTGGGACGAATGGGCATCGATTATTGTTATTATTTCAACAATTTTCGGTGCCTTTTCGTATACCGGAAAAAGTATGTTAAAGCGTTACGTTAAGGAGCCGATGGATGGTATTCGAGATGATTTACAAAAGTCACACAAGATGCAACAAAAGAATATCGATGCCCTTGAAAAACGTGAAGCTCAACAAGATAAATTGCTTGATCAACATGACAAAATGTTGCTTAAGCACGATTTGAAAATTAATAATTTGGAGGAAAAATACAAATGAAGGAATTTAAAAAGATGTTAGTGGCAAACATAAATAAGCCGAGCTTTTGGATTCAGTTGGCTGCACTCGCAATCGTGATTTTTGTACTGACGGCTAAATATGGTTTCCGTGTAATTTTTAGTCAGTCAGACGTTATTGTGATTGGGCTATTACTCAGTTCAGTGTTGGGTTTTGCCGGTAGTTTTACTGGAAACAAAGCTTTAACTGAAGCTTCCAAATCAATTGATACATCTGGAATTGAAAAGAAGATTGAAGAGATTAGTGCGGTAGTCGATAAATTGACAGAAGCGAACACTGATTCTAAGGCTAATTCGCTTGGGATTGTTTTAGACAAAGATGGAAACATTGTTGGCACGGATACACCGAAGGAGGG